AACCCATTTGCTGAAGGTATTAACCAGAGTCTTGGTGGACTTAATGTTAACCAGAACCGTTACTACAGACGTGTTGCGGTCAAAAACCTCATGTAAGCGAGACGCTTATATTTTTCAAGAGACTCTCTTCGGAGGGTCTCTTTTTTTGTCTAAATACAATATATGGAGACCTGTAAGAACTAATGGCAACTGGAGGAAGAGATTCTCAGTTAGAAAATAGAAATTTTTTAGCACCTGTAGGATTTAAATTTAGTTTGAAGAGAAGTCCTGGTGTAGCATTTATGTGCAATCAGGCTAACATTCCAGATTTAAATTTAGGAACAGCAACACAACCAACTTATCTAAGGGATATTCCCACACCAGGTGATAAGGTTGATTTTGGTGATTTGAGTTTAAGATTTTTAGTTGATGAGGATCTCAAAAACTTTATGGAGATTCAAAATTGGATTAGAGGATTGGGTTTTCCTGAAAGCACACAAGAGTTTAGAGACCTTTCAAAGGGTGGATTAACTCAAGGAAGATATGTTCAGGACAAACAAAACATTTACTCTGATGGAACTCTTCAAATATTAACTAGTAATTTGGTAGCAAAATTTAATGTCAACTTTAAAGATCTATTTCCCGTAAGCTTGACAACTTTAACTTTTGATGCTACAGATACAGATATAGAATACTTTACAGCAGACGTGACTTTCAAGTATACTATATACGACCTAACTGATTTAAGTGGAACTGATTTATGATTGATCTGGAGTCGCTCCAGAAGATGTGGGAAGAAGATTCAAAAATAGATAGAGACAATCTACACGAAGAATCATTGAACATCCCTTCTCTTCATGCAAAATATTTTGAACTATATAATACAATTTTTCTTCTAAGAAAAAAAGCAGAACAACAAAGAAAGAACATCCGTCATGAACGGTATGAGTATTTTAGTGGAAAAGCAGATCCAGAAGTTTATATACAAAATCCATTTCCAAAGAAAATAAGAGATAAAGATACTATGCAGAAGTATCTGGATGCAGATGAAAAATTATCGAATACTTCATTAAAGATAGATTATTATGATACGATGCTTGCATATATTGAAAGCATTCTTAAAGTAGTACAGAACAGAACATATCAGATTAAGAATGCAATTGAGTTTATGAGATTTCAATCAGGGCTTGGATAATTATATATAGTATAGTAGAAGGTGCAAAGTATGTTTGAAGGACTTGCGGAGACTGTAGTAGATGGTGACTTTGAACCACTTGATAAAGGTTATTGGAAAAGTGGTTGGAAGCATACTGACGAAGCAAAGGCAAAGATGTCTGCTACTAAGAAAGGGACATATGTACCTTGGAATAAAGGATTAAAGGGAGCACAAACTCACAGTGAAGAAACTAAAGAAAAGTGTCGCATAGCAGGAATAAAAGGTAAAACTAATCCGTATAGAAGTGAAGAGTCTAATAAGAAAAGAAGTGAAGCACTAAAAAAATACTGGGCAAATAAGAAAGCTTGACATAAGAGATAAATAACCATAGATTCATGGGCTTATGTGATTGACACTTCAGTTAATGTTGTTATAGGTAAAATGAATGAGGTGTTCCTTCAAATTAATGCGGAACCCCATATTCAGTATGAACTACGTGACCACTTCACCTTTCAGGTTGAGTCGGCAAAGTTCATGCCTCAATACAGAAAACGCAATTGGAACGGTGAAATTCATTTATTCGATTTAAGATCGAAGAGGATTTATATTGGTTTGTTGGATAGAATTGTTTCATTTTGTAAGAGAAGAGATTATACTTATAAGTTTGTAGATAACGAATATTACGGAACTCCCTATGAAGAGAATGAGGGGATATCATATGAGGGTGTTAAGGATTATATGAGATCTATTTGCTCTCATCGTCCAAGGGAATACCAAGTACAGGGAGTATGCGATGCTTTAAAACATAATAGAAAGCTATTGATATCACCCACTGCTTCAGGCAAGTCCTTGATGATTTACGCTCTTGTGAGGTATTATGTAGAGAAAGAGCAAAAAATTCTTTTAGTTGTTCCAACGACATCTCTCGTAGAGCAGATGTATAAAGACTTTTATGATTATGGTTGGGATGCTGAGTCATACTGTCACCGTATATATTCTGGAAAAGAAAGAACTAATGAATATCCTGTTACTATTACTACTTGGCAATCTGTTTATAAATTAGAAAGATCATTCTTTGAGGACTATAATGTAATCATAGGTGATGAGGCTCACTTATTTAAGAGTAAGTCTCTTATATCTATAATGACAAAACTTCATCATGCAAAATATAGGTTTGGATTTACTGGAACATTAGACGGAACACAAACACACAAGTGGGTGTTAGAAGGATTATTTGGACCATCATATAAGGTAACAAAGACTGAGGAATTAATGAGGCAGGGTCACTTGTCAAAATTAGATATACAATGTTTGATACTTAAACATCCACCACAAAAATTTGAAACTTATCAAGATGAAATAGAGTATTTAATAACACATGAACAAAGAAATAAATTTATAAGAAATCTTTCATTAGACTTAAAAGGAAATACTTTGGTTCTGTTTTCACGAGTCGAAGCACATGGTCGAGTTCTTTACGATTTGATAAATAGTAGTAAGCAAAATGATCGTAAGTTATTTTTTGTTCATGGTGGGGTGGATGCAGAAGAGAGAGAATCAGTAAGAGAGATTACTGAAAAGGAAAACAACGCTATTATCGTTGCATCTTATGGAACTTTTTCTACAGGCATTAATATTAAGAACCTCCACAATGTTATCTTTGCCTCACCGTCAAAATCACGAATTAGAAATCTGCAAAGCATTGGACGAGTACTTCGTAAAGGAAAGGATAAGCATAAAGCGGTTCTATATGATGTTTCAGACGACTGCACCTACAAACTAAAAAAGAATTATACACTTAACCATTTCATAGAAAGAATTAAAATCTACAACGAAGAAAATTTTAATTATGAAATAATTACTATACAACTAAAGAAATGACTAACATCTGGGAAGACCTTAAAAATTTTGAATACGATGATTCTGATGTAGAATCTATCTACGTCACTCCTTGGACTGGTCGCCATCATAGTGAAGAGTCAAAGAAAGCTATTGGTGATGCTAATCGTGGTAGAATTCATACTGCTGAATCTCGTAAAAATATGAGTGAGGCACATTTAGAAAAATCTAATCCTAAAAGTGGTGCTTCTAGAAAAGGTAAAAAATTCAGTGAAGAACATAAAAGAAATAAATCTATTGCTGCCAAAGCATGGTGGGCAAAGAGAAAGGAGGCAAAGGTATGATCGAGGAAGAATTTTATGCTACAGTTAAATTAAATTCAGGAGAAGAGATCTATGCTAAAGTAGCAGCCTCTGAGGAAGAGGGTCGCACGATGCTCATACTCCATAGTCCTATCACAATTGTTGAAGTAAAAGCAAGAGGTTCAATGGTTGGTTATAAAGTAGAACCTTGGTTAAAGACAACTAAGGATGATATGTTTATTATTAATATGGATAAAGTTATAACTATCTCAGAATCTACCGACTTAGAAATCATATCTGTCTATCAACAATTTGTTCAAGATATGGCTCGT